AATGTATGACGTCACACGGGGAGGGGGATGACGTCACGCGGGGGCGGGGATTTATTTAATTATTAATGTATGACGTCACGCGGGGAAGGGAGGGGGATGACGTCATAGGAAATGGCGTCACAGGAAATGATGTCATGAGAAATTGCGTCATGGAAAATGGCGTCACGCGTCGCGTGGTCCGGGGCCCGTAGCGTGCGGGAGGTAGGGTTCGGGGTAGGATGGGATCCGCCGCCGTTGCATGTGCCATCGCCGCCGCCACCGTTTCCGCGTTTTCACTCCCTCCGTTGCGTTCTCTGTTTCACGCTACGGCACGCGCGGTGTAATCCGCTGACACGCAGAGATAAGAGGCAGGCGAGAAGAAATAATTTAAATGATTTGTCGTTAAACGAAGTCGCTATGACATGCGCGGAGTAATATGATAGTAAATAATACGCTGACTTGCAACTCCCCTTTGATAAATTAAATTAATTAAATGAAATAATTAAATTAATACTGTAACGCAGTTCGGGGGTCATGTTTTTTCTCCTTCCCACTCTTACGCGTTAGATGAAGTTGCGCTATGACACGCTCGGAGTAATCCGATGACTTGCAATGCCCCGCTCCATCTCATACGCGTTCTCTCTTCCACTCCACCTCATATGCGTTCTCTCTCCCACTATGTTCCCTTCCATTTTTACTTACCATCCTTACTACTTACCCTTTTCATGCACGTTCTCACTCCCTCCGTTGCGTTCTCTGCTTTGCGCTATCGCTCGCGTGGTGCAATCCGCTGACATGTGGAATTAATACGCAGTCGACAAGAAATAATATAAATAATTTTTTTATTTATAATTCAATTTTTATTTAAATTTCGCATGATGTAATCCGTCGACATGTGGAATTAATAAGCAGGCGACAAGAAATAATATAAATAATTTTTTTGTGTATTCAATTTTTATTTAAATTTTATAATTTTACAGTTTTTCCAATTAAAAATTTTTTCAATCCCATTTTTCCGGGATATAAATTTTTTCATTGAATAAAATGCATAGATCCAAAACATCTTCGTCCCCATCCCAAATAGTTGCGGCAACTTCTCGTTCTATCCGGCGATTGTGCCGTATCCATTGTCGCTGAGTGTAATTCATGAATCCTTTTATAGAGATATCACCCCGAGACAAGCACTAAATAAAAATAATATATTTATGTTAAATATGTTGCGCAATACAAATTATATCCATTTTACCTTTTTTCGACGGAATCTTAACGATAATCCATGTTTAATGTTTACTTTACACACCGCCTGACGGTCAACCCACACCCACTAAAAATAAAAATAAAATAGGAAAAACAATACACAATCACACATGTAATATGAAACACTTACACCATCGTCAGGAAACGATATCTCTAAGATATTTTTTAAATCAGTCATCTTGATGTCTCTTCTTGATCTGTTTTTTTGCTAGCGTTGAAAACTCTCTCAAAGCTAGAGACTTACTAACAGCACGAGAAGAAGAATCTTAACCATCTCATAATTTTTAGAGTAGGGATGCATGATATCATTTTATGAAATACAATATCATGTACAGAGCGGACATTGCCTCTTACACGAGAAAGAATTGCGAGAGGAGCATTTTTTATCTAACTCATTATACTTACTAATATATCTGAAAATTTCATCACATTAATATTTTAAACCACTATCAAATCATTTTCAACCACTATTGATCATCTATCGAACTACTATCGAACATCTATCGGATCACTATCGAACATCTATCGGACCACTATCGAACCATTATCGAACATCCATCAGACCATTATTGAACCACTGAACATCTACCGAACATCTATCAGACCACTATCAAACATCTATCGAACATCTATCGGACCACTATCAAACATCTATCAAACATCTATCGAACCACTATCGAACATCTATCGAACATCTATTGAACCACTATCGAACCATTATCATACATCTATCAGACCACTATTGTATCATTATCAAACATCTATTAAATTACTATTGCATCACTATCGAACATCTATTGAATATCTATCAAACATTTATCATTATCAAACTTAACCATTATTGAACATCTATCAGATATTAATCGTACGCTATATAACCATTATTTATTTATTTATTTATTTATTTATCGATTCTTAACTACAGGGGAATAAATGAAACATATTTATGTTAACATATTTTATTTTTTACAAATTTCTTTCTGGCATTGTGACCACCAGTTAAATATTTTAAATACATTTTGTAATGCACAATTTTTTACATGTTTCTGACAGCGGAAAGTATGCGTAACATCCAATTTATCTAGAGATTCTATATCTTTGTAATGCGCCTCGATATTTTCCACATAGACACGTCTCGTTTCATCACGGAGCAAATCCTGCAGCCATTCTCGTTTCTCATGTCCCTTGACGTACACGATAATATTATCGCTAGTTGTCGTTGTACCCATCACCGCCTTTGTAATTAAACTTTTGGCCATTTTGTATGGAACCATTCCATCATCCCATCGCAATCCATGATGTTTCACAGTCAACCATATCGCCTGATGTCTTTCAGGTCTTGAAAGAATATCCCATGGATAGGGGGGTTCGAAAATATAATGAGAGAGAACATGTCCCTCTTTGAGAGCCGCAAATTCCTTAACGGCAAAATCTTTTCTAATGAGGAAACCTTGCAGATCCGCAAATATTGGTATAGACATGATTGTGTCTTCGAGAAGACTGCGGTAGACTTCGATGCATTGTAGATTTTTATATCATCTTCAGTACTTAGGTAATTTTGCGCACAACATTGGTCAGCGGATTGTACTGAACCACACGATCGTGTAAAATGAGACAATAGGCGGTAGTATTTGCGGGTACATTCTCTTTGCAATCAAATTCTATTCGTACATCTACAGTGGCGCTTTTGATGGACTCGTTTTGTCGCGCGCAGTCAATGACCACAAAAGGTCCATTCGTTAGAAACGTGACCACGGTGAGCAGCGTTTCGTAGCAGTCGTATCCATAATAAGCTTTACGAAAACGTGCATACATATCAAACAGGATGGCATATCTGTTTTTGCCAAAGTCTACATTTAGATCATCGTACGGATAAAATTCAGAGTTCAGATATAGTTTTACATTGGTCAAATTACAATCGTCGAACATACTAACATCTCGAGACATGATATTCTTTCGACCAGTCTGCAGAGCAAAGATAACGTATCGCGGTTTCTCCAGCTGAGTCGCAGTCTTGACAGCCCATGAATGTTTGGTAGTGCTCTGCAACAGGGGATACTCGTACAGATCCCACGAGTGGAAACTCATACTTAAATATCGCCCGCTCTCCAAAGCTCGTAGCAAGGATAATTTATTGACCTCATTTAAAATAACGTGAGGCATTCGCCACTGCACTTTGAGTAAATCAATTTCCGGTTCCGTTGTTGGATTTCCCACAAGACAATTGTTGTCGCTGCGCGCTCGTATCAAGATCAATTCGTGACGAGCGTTAACAACTATGCGTTTGTAATCCTCACAAAAGCCTAACAGCGTGTTGAGCGGCACGCAAAAGTTAAAGTATCCTTCTGGTATGGTCGATGTAATGTCCCATCCTGCATTCCGCATAATTAGAGCTTTGTCATATGTCAGCGACACATAGTTCTTGATAGTACTGGTAATTCCAACGTTTCTATTACGATCAATCTCAACACCATTGAGTTCATATCGAATTTCATCAAACATGAATGCGACACAATTATTTCCAAGCGTTGTCTGCGACTCGTCGTTCCCTCTCTTTACCGTTAATCTTCCTTCGACGTATAGAAAACTTTCACATGGTAACGTATATAAATCTTGCTGTTGTATGGGTATCCTTATCTCGTCGCTATGTCCAAACGTTGTATTGGCATACGGATTGTACGTGTGAGTTTCAATCTTGACTACACGGTCATCAAAAATCGGCTCACTTCCAATGTTCAAGATATCTGCCATCTCATATATTTCGTACGATAAAACCCAATGATTTTAAAAATTCAACGTTTGTCGCAGAAAGTTTCTTCTTCGTTTTATTGTCTTTTTTATGAATATTTTTGATTGTCGTCTCTGCGGTAAAAATTATGTCTTTTGTCAATTTTACTTGTTCATTCAATATGAGCATCTCATATGGCGTCTCCGTACATGCAGTCTAACAGTAATCTCTTCTCCGCGAAAATCAAGCAATCGACCTTCTTGATCAACAATGCGAATCGTCAGGTCCGTAATGCTCCGTGCGATGACTGGAAGGTAAATGATCTGTGCAGGCGTTTCCGATATCTTATATCCTGGTGGTACATTCGGTGAAAATTCATGTATTGTGTGTACACATTTGTCATTGATATATGCACCAGAAGTCATATTGCACTCGACGCGAATAATGTTTACGTTGATAATATTTATCGGTACATCCGATACGTGCCATTGTCGCGGCTCCAGTATACGTTTCGATGAAAATCCTAACAGCGATCCAATGTTGTGGGATTTGGTGAAATTTATCTGATAAGCGCACTTGATTTCACTCTTCATCGTATTGTTGTTAGCGCGAATTATCAGCGGATACTCGCTCTCATCGTCTTCATCTTTGCGAAGCGTCTTCTTTTTCATGATATTATTTGAAATTGTGTGTTTCAGATACTTGTCTATATCATGTAGTTCGTATGATCCTTCGGGAATGATAATTTTCTTGTCATCTTTGTCAAAGTAAAATTTATTATTCAATGAATTTACATTAGGTATCGTGTAGTAAGTTTCAAAGTCTGTCAGACCGAGCTCGTAATCGCCATCGCTCAAATCTATGGCTGGAAAGTAGCTTACCGCGAGGATGCTACTCTTGCCGGTCAGTGTAAGTGTCAATGACATATTTGATACTGAGTTTAAACAACAGATTGTCAATCTTTAAATTGATTGTCAATCTTTAAATTGATTGTCAATCGTTCGTAGAAATTGCAAGCACAGTTGACCACAATTGCTTTGATCATAACGTTGATGAGGCGTGTGATTATACTCGATTTGTGTCACATTATTTTCTAAATATCGCACTAATTCCTTCGGTGGTCGTAGATTGCCAAAACTGTCGAAATATATTGCGCGATTTCCCCTTTTTGCGTATGCCACCCAATGAGTACCCGGTCCCACAGCATTATCCAGATTCATGATACCACTCTCGTTTCGACGTACTCCTGTTGGTAAGGTAGTACGCATGAAAATACCTCTAAAATATGGAATGCGCATACGGTTTGCCAGTTGTTGTAATTGTACATTTGTGGTAACACCCTTTAGCATTTGTAATGTTTCTTGGGCGTTTTTTTTTTTTTCGTCGAGACCCCTTGTCCGCTCTTGTACGGCGCGAGATAAAGTCCGTGACCTTCCATGGCGCGATTATGACGTTTCAGCTCTTCCAGCTGACGCTGCGCGGCTTTGTTATCATTCACCACTTTCGCGACTCCCGCCGCTCCGCCGGCTAATGAACCGAGAATCCCCAACAACGGTAGGATTGGTATGATACCACCGCGTTTTGCTACCGGAAGTATTCGCTTTACTTTCTTCTTCTTTTTCGTTTTCAAACCCATGCCGAATTTCGTCTTGGCCTTCATAGCCGCCCAAACGGTTGTTGCAGCAGCTCTCTCTCCGAGAGTCGAATCTCTCGCGACAATACGTTTCCGCGCTTTTGTGGCGAGTATATTGTCAGCCACGTGTCGTTCAACGAGATCGTTGCTATGCGAATAAGCTATGTCGTGCTCGCGACACGCAGCGTCCAATGGATTGATACCTCGATCACCTCTGGCTAATCGCTTTTCTAAATGCGTTCCTGGACCGCAAAATTGATACCCGGGAATATGCAATTCGAAAGGAAGAGCATTTATCGCACGATTTAACAAGCTTGACATTCGCTACAATTCTTTATCAATGGCGCTGGACCGTCAATATGTGTTTGATGATATGGTAAATTATAGTGTTTCAGACACCGACGATATTCTTGAACTTCCGAATCTGCCTTTATATGCTCGGGCAATCTGTCCCACAACTGATCTATGCAATTGTGAAACTCTTGTAACAAAACAGCCTTCGGTATGTATTTTAATTGTTTTACCGTTAAACTCTGCACATCGCGGTTATCTAACACCATGAAAAACATTTTGATTACTGAACAATTTCGTCCAGCGTGTCTCTATAAATAGGACCACTCTATATTATTTTCAGTAGATGTGTGAAAACATGCGGTTCGTGCGGCAAACACGGGCGATCAGAGTGACTAATTTCGATGACAGATTAATGATTGAAAAAAAGATACGCAAACATGGAAACATGTTACCAATTTCTATACGCGGTATCATTTGCGGTCCGTCAAACTGCGGCAAGACAAACGTGTTGATAAGCTTGCTGGAAAGTCCACACGGCGTACACTTCGAGAACGTATACATATACTCGAAATCGCTTCAACAACCGAAGTATCAATACTTGAAGAATTTACTTGCGCCGATAGAAGAAATTGGTTATTTTACATACTCTAATAATAGTGACATCGTATCACCGAGCGAAGCGCTTCCGAATTCCATCTTTATCTTTGATGACGTGGCATGCGACAAGCAAGACGCGATAAGAGAGTACTTTTCAATGGGTCGACACGCGGATGTTGACTGCTTTTATCTCAGTCAGACATATGCAAAGATACCAAAGCACCTTATACGCGACAACACAAATTTCTTGATTCTTTTCAAACAGGATGGCATCAATCTGAAACACGTGTACAACGATCACGTAAACACCGACATGTCCTACGAGGATTTCTGCGAATTATGTCGCAATTGTTGGCGACAAAAGTATGGATTCCTAGTGATTGACAAGGACAGTGCACTCACCGATGGGCGATATAGAAAAGGATTTAATGACTTTGCGATACCATAACATGGTCAGTTGTTGGCGATACATCAACACGTTATCAACATGGACGAGGAAATTAAAGATCGTGAAAGGATAGCGAAGCAGATTGCGAAAACGAGCGATTCGATTCGTAGAAAATATCGTACTTTAAAAGCTGGTAAAATGGAAGAAGACATCGCATTGGAAAGACACTTTAAGCCCATCGTCGAACCTTTGAAACAGATTGTCGAAAACACTGTTGGCGAGAAATCTGATGTGGAATCGGATGAGCATGAAACATTCTTTTTGGGAGAAGAAGAAGAAGAAGAGCCAAAACCCAAGCGAAAACGATCAAACACATTGTTTGACAATTCTCTAATTTTGACTTCTACTCCGGTTAAATCAATGTTGAAACGATCGAAAACTGTGCCATCTAATTTGAGTGAAACGTCCAAAATTTTACAACAGCGCAAACTATCATATGAACATTCACATGCTCCCTCCGTCGAAGAAATTTTCGAAGTCGCCGACGAGCCACTCGTGTCGTCCATTCAACATTCGTTGCAAACGTCCGAGGGACAAGAAAAGTTGCAGACACACTATGGCCCATTGGGACAAAAATATCTGGGAGTGGTATTAAGTGGTAAAAAGGTGGTAAATATAGACAATGTTTATGGTGTTTATTTTAGCAGCGATGGAACGATGCTCGGTGACAAACGTATCAACTTGGACAAGAATGACGATATAATCGTAGATGGAAAAAGATACTCGGGAACACCAGGTCTCTACGAATTGATTTTTAAGAAATTTCCCAACGAAACTATCTGCACGAATGCTGACAAGCAGAAATACAAAAACATTCTATTGGCGACAAATGCGCATAGACGCGGTCACAGCACGCATAATCCAATAATGGGTAACAAGGGGCACAAGTATAAGAGTATAATCGCACCCTTGCTGTCTGGTAAAAGAATCGGAAAAGGTATACCGCGCACCATGACATTAAACAATAACAAGATCGATTATGTTCATTGGGACGATCCCAATGAGCTTGTGGATCGCCTCCGATTACTCGAGGCCTCGCGGCAAGCGGGCCATAATGCCCACGACAATGAGATCATGTCAATTATCGAGGAACTTTGCGAAGCCGGTCTTATTATAAATTAAACCGCGCGATACGGAGCATTCAGTAAACATTAAAATGCCGATCAACAAGTTTGGGACATCGCTCGGAAAAAACGGAGCGGAATCATATTACCAATGGAGCGGATTACTCAGAAATTTCGTGCGCGAAAACGCTCTTTGTATGGGTGCAGTTGACTTTGACGCAAAATTGCGCAAGATTAGTCGTGTAGCGTTACCAGTAGATGATGGTGATGTTGCTAATAAACGTTACGTGCTGCAGAGCGTGCAAATTTTGAAAGATCAACAGGATGAAATCGATAAAAAGTTGGCAGCGCTCCAAAATAATATGCAGATTATGATAAGTGAGCTTCAAAAGATTCAGCAAGTGACGACTCTAAAATAGATAAGAATATATATCTTTGCGTCATTTGAATGTCGAACACCGCGATGTCTGAGAAAAAAAGTTTCGAGAAGCATCAGCTAGTGAATGAACTGCACGCTCCGGCAAGAAGAAATTTTCCACGTAGACGCATCATAGTTTGGGGATACGATGACTTGTGGCAAGCGGATTTAGTCGAGATGCGTCCTTACACGCGATTCAACGGAGGTTACCATTACATTCTCACTATTATCGATGTGCTGAGCAAGTATGCATGGGCCGTACCGCTCAAGAGCAAGAGTGGAAATGATGTAGCTACAGTGATCGCAAAAATAATTCGAGACGATGAAAGATGTCCAAAAAATTTGCAGACTGACAGAGGAAAGGAATTTTACAATGCAAACGTGCAGAAACTCTTGAAGAAACATGGAATCAATCACTATTCGACATATTCCGTAATGAAAGCATCGGTCGTCGAACGATTTAATCGTACGTTGAAGAATGACATGTGGAAACAGTTTACGCTCAATGGAAACTACAGATGGATTGATTTGTTACCACATCTTGTATCAAAATACAACGCGCGAAAGCATCGGACAATCGGCATGAGACCTATCGACGTAACTCCCGCGATCGCCGACAAACTCTTAACAACGGTATACAGTCGCATAAAGATCGTTGCACCCGCGCGGTTCAAAGTGGGCGACTCGGTACGCGTGAGCAAGTATAAGACATTGTTTGAGAAAGGTTACACGCCAAATTGGACCACGGAGGTGTTTAAAATCACTAAAGTGCAGAAAACTAATCCCATAACGTATCTACTTGAGGATTCCTGCGGAAAATCTGTCGTCGGAGGATTCTATGAATATGAGTTGCATCGTGTTGCTAATCCTAACGTGTATCTTGTCGAAAAAGTACTGCGTAAAAGAAAGAATGAAGTTTATGTGAAATGGCTGGGATTTGACAATTCACACAATTCATGGATACGCAAAAATAATGTGTTATAAAATAAATTAAAACAAATATATTATACACATATAAAATATATCTGTACACAAATATAAACAAATATATAAATATATTATATTATACATAATTATATTATACATAATTATAAAATATATAAATATTATGTTACACACAAATATAAAATATGTAAATATATTATACATGATTATAAAATATATTATACAAAATTTATTTACAATGGTATTTTATAATGTCCCCATGGCAGCGTGTCGGTAGAATCAGGTACTATGTATCGTTTATCATCATACGGACTTAGAGCAATTTTCGATTCCGATATTGTGTACACCTCGTGTAATTTTGATCTTATGCAAGACTGCTTTCGCATCATTTCGATTTCGTCATGCAGGCACCGCGTGTAATCGTCAAACGTTATAGTTCGCGCTACAACGTTACTCTTGACACCTTTGACTTTTTTCGTGTCCTTCTTACCATCGACGCGTAAGGCGTACATCTTTGCTCTAAGCCCGACAAATTCGGTCATGATCGCGCCATTGTTCTCATCTTTCATCAAGCCTGGTACTTTTTTATTGACGAGTGGAATACCATAAGCGTTGTCGATCGGATAATCACTCGTATCGAACTTAGCAATATCGCGTTTCATAATGTCGTATACATCGTCGCACTCGATGTGATAAATGAGACTATCTGTATCGGTATACATAATTTTACATTTTTCACGATATTGCGGTAACATGTACTCGTGATGAAATTCGTACAAACACGTCTTGGATATGTCGAGAATGCACATACCCACGTAGATCGGTTTGTCGAACTTCACCTCGAGTTTACGCATTTCTATTGCTACTAGATTTTCTGAAAAGACGCTTCGACTATGAAAATTCGGTTTTGCGATCATTGCCTCCGCGCCGTATCTCCCGTCCCAACGCGTTAAGAGTCGCACGTCGACATGATTGCGCACATTCTCCATGGTTTTACCAAATACCGCGTTGTTCATTAATTTATATAAATTTTTCTCAAAATCATTGTTCGCGCGAGTTCTGAAATCTGTATTTAGTTGAATATAATCGCAAAGCCATGGAGATTGCGCGAATTGTAATACGCGATGAATTTTTGTTACTCGGAGACCGTGACGAGTACACTGCTGTAAGTTGCGATAATGAATGATATAACGTTTCTTATCGTATACCGTGGCGAGGAGCTTGTTTTCACGTTTACCTGGTGGTTTATCGCGCGTTGGACAAAACGGTAAATCTGCATGTGCATCGTGAAG